CCCCTTTTCAAACGTGCGGCCGTTTATGATGTGGCCGCGTTAGGATCGACATATTCATAAGGGGCCGTGCCGTACCAGTCGGAATAGGCCGTGTCCCCTTCCTCCGCTGTCACCTTGACGTATCCGTTATCAATACGAGGGCTTGCGGAGAAATCGAGCTCCGACTTGTTCGGGTCGATCTTGTCCTCTTTGGTAGAGGACGAAATACCCGGGCGAGTTGCCAGGCAGCGGTAGAACAGGAACCGGCGCTTCTTAACGTCGCCCTTGATCTCGAACGCAATAGCAAACTCGGACGGCTGAACGTCGGCGTTCTCAAAGATCGCGCCGTTCTTGTCGACGATTTCCTTGAGGATCTGAGTCCGGAATGCGGAAACCAGATCCGCGACGGTCAGCTTTCCGGAGTAGCCGGTATTGCTGACCGGTCTGTAATAAATGCCGTCATCGGCATAAAACGGATCACTGGAGCCCTCAGCGTCGAAACTCATTTCTGTCGCGCCGGGCTGAGCGAAAACCATGCCATATGTCGGCTTGCCGGTGTCATCTGTCGAGGTGATCGGCCAGATGTGCACATTAGACAAGCCAAAAGTGATTTTATTAGTCGTCTTGTCAGACATTTCCTTTACCTCCTCTAAAATTCATAAAGCGATTCATAGAAATCCTCGTCCTCGATGTATACGGTGTCCGCCGTTCTCTCGTAAACGAGCTCAGCCGCGTCGGCCTGAGATTCAAAGGCCTCCATGATCGCATCCATTGTGTCCGGATCGTCGGCATAAAATTCGACGTCCTCGCTATCTTCTCGGGTGTAAACCTTATCGTCAGCCTTAAAGCTCGGAACCGCGACACGGCGATAGACGGCGAACGGCGTCGGGATCGGGTCGTCCTGGGTGAAATGGTCATAGACATAACCCGAAATAATTCCGGCGTCCTGCATTGCCTTAAGGATCGTCTTGATCTCAGCCTCCTTCTTGTGCAATCTCTTTCACCCCTTCCTGTACCTTCTCGATAGCAGTCTCCTCTGCCGGCTTGATGTGCGGATGCCCGGCCACTCGGCCTCCGCCTCGTTTCGCGTGCCCCTTCTCGAGGAGATGCGCGATCTGATAGCGGTCGCGGCTGTGCACCGTTGCCACGGTGTAAAACCCGGCGCCGCCTTCTTCGACCTTCACGGACCAGCTCTTTTTATATCGTCCAGTCCGTACCGGCGCGCCGCTCTTGACGTCGTCCTTTGCCTCTTTTGCGACCTTTTTAATAAGCTCCCCGGTCGCTTTTCTGACATTGTTGCCATATTCATCGAGGATCTTATTCACCGTCGCGCTGAGGTCGCCGACATCAATCGTCGACGAGTTGCTCATTTCTTTTTCGGCTCAGCCGCCTCGGTCTCGGTCTCGGTTTTGTCCTTGACCTCAGTCGCGAGCCCATCGGACACGAGCAAGGCGCCGCGAGCGTTTTCAACGTCGAGGATCTGCCCGGGGCTCGCTTCAAAGCGCCCGGAGATGAACCTCTTTTTTGCTTTTATCTTCATGTTGCCTCCTTAATCTGCACCGTAACGGACTCGAGATCATAAAGATCGACGCCGCTCTCGGGTTTTGCCTGGATGCGGGTGATCCTATACTGCCGGCCGTCTTTTTGATCGACGGCGATGTCCATCCGGTTTACTTTGTCGGTGTGCGGCACTTTAATCACGCGGTCGATGCGATTGCCGTCCGCGCTGTTCTCCGCGGAATAGTAACGGACCACGCCGACCGATTGCTCCTGATAGCGGAGCGAGATCTTGAGGTCGCCGAGGCGGCGGTCCTTTGCCGCGTAGATCTTGACCGCCCCGTCATTAAAGACCTCAACCTGTTGTCTTGGCATTCGCATAGTCTGTCACCGCTTTCGCGTCCCTCAGGCTGTTAATGTCTGAGAGGTAATTCGTTTTGAACTGATCGACCGCACCCGCTCGATCGTAGAGCAGATAAGCAAACAAGAGCTCCTGAGCGCTAGGGTCGGCAGAATCGCCAGAAAAGGCCGACGTTTCGACGCCGGTCTTCCTGACTATAAAGGCGATGCCGCGCCGGATCGAGCCCTTGAGCTTGTTGTCGGTCGTGTCGTCTGCCCAGGTGATGTCGAGGTAGTTTTTCGCCTCGCTGAGCAGCTCGTCCGAGACTTCGATTGCGCTCATCGTCTACCTCCTCCCGGTTCTATTAAGCTGTGACGTTCTGAACCTTGAGATACTTAGGCTTGAGGCCGGAAATGTCGAGGCGGAGGAATGCGTTGTTATCCTTCGGGCGGCCGTTCGCATAGGCGACGATCTTGTAGTATCTCTTGTCGTCGAGGAACTTGTAATCGTCGGAGAACTGGATGCCCTTGCTGCCACCGACGCCGAGGAAATAGCGCTTAGCCATACCGAGCTCGGCCTCGCCCTGAGGTACGGCGATCGACTGAATGACCTGAGTCGGATACGGCAGAACGTCGTTGACATAGGTGCCGTTTGCATTGAGGACGGTAGTACCAGGCATGATGAGCTTGAAATAATCGAACGGATTGACAACCATGACGAGGTTGCTGACCGCTCTCGGCTTTCCGGTCTGAGTCTTGGCAAGCTGAGCAATCAGATTGCCGTAGGTGTCAGAGTTGAGATCGGTGATCGCGATCTTGTCCTTGCGAGGATAAACGCCCGCAGTGACAGTGACATCGTCGGCGACGGAACGGTCCATGCCGATCGGCATATTGTGACCGGATCCGGTGACGATGCCGATCTCATAGCCGATGGAAAGAGCCTCGGAGAGGCAAGTGCGGATATAAGAGTCGATCCATGCGGGGCCGAGGTCGAGCATGGCCTCCTCGATCGGCATGAACGCGGAGAGCTTGAACTGTCCGAGGTCGATCGTCTCGAAACCGCTTGTCAGCTCAGCCTCGACGGCCGCGGTGACATCGCCCCAGGTTGCGGCACCGGTGATTGTGACATCATCGTTTACGGTTGCGCCGTCGGTGCCCTTTACAGAGTAGGCGATGGTCGGCACGCCGTCCTTGTTGATAATGAAACGGGTCAGGCCGGTTGTGTTGACAGCGTCAACGGCGGCGAGCAGAGGATGAGACTGCTGCATATCCTCCATGACCTGTTCAATGATCGTAGTCGGGAAAGTCTTGTCCGCGCCGGTCAGAGCCATCATCGGGTTGCCC